AAAATTATATACTAAGACGGGAAAGAAGACCCACGCCTGGGAGCAGGATGAATTTGATAGTAAGATAAAGGATTATTTAGAAAAGTTATATAAGATACCAAATAAAACACATTATTCTAGGTATGGGGCTTTAAAGAAAAAGAAAGAGTTGCCAGAAGTTATTAAACAAATTTATGGGGTTAATTTTAATCCTGGTTTACGAGCTTTGGAAACGGTTAAGGGAATTATAGATTCCTCAACAAATATACGTCTTCTTTCTAAACTTGCTAGCAGTTTAATTAATAGAGGAGAAGCTGTTAAAGCTCGCTCAATAGGAGACGCTGTTAAAGAGACAGGTGTTGAGATGGTTCCTCTGGTTACGACAAGAAAAACGGGCGTGTCTGTAAATGAGCGTTCACCTTTTGCTTTGCCTGAAGGACAGGCTTCAAAAAAGCTACTAAATATTTATGTTCCTAAAACACAGGTTCCTATCCTTAAAATGATGGGAGATACAGTAGATAGAAAATTCCAAAAACCATTTCGAACTGGTAATATAAGCCATGAATGGATAGATGATTTAGCAGCTATTTTTTCAGCCACACAAGGCTATATGAAAAAGAAACTAACTGTCTATAGTCCTCGGGCGCATATAAGAAATGCATCAGGGGCTGGTCTTTATGTAACTGCTTCAGGTAATGTTAGGGGTCTTCTTGAGTATGGTAAGTTTCTAAAAGAACATCCACCAGGGACTGAAGGATATAAAAAGGTTATTGATAAGCTATCGGGACTAGGTCTAACAGGAAGTCAGGTAGATATCAATCAAATTCTGACACGTATCGGGTCTTTAAATAAAATAGGGAGTGAAAAGAAAAGAATAGAATTAGCCACCGCATTTTTAACAGGTGGTCTTAGTGCTGCTGAAAGACATACGCGAGCAGGAAAATGGGTTGCTAAAAAAGCAGAAAATATATACACAAAAACTGATGATATTGGAAAAATAGCAACATTTTTTAATGAGAGGAATAGAGCGCAAAGTGTATTTGATGCGGCAGATGATGTTATCAAAGACTCAATGAGGAACAAATTTGGATTTGATATGGGTCTAACTATTCCAAAGGCTAAAGCTGCTTTAAAGAAATTTGATGAAGATATTCTTGATGAAATGGCTATTAGAAAAACAAT